GATCATTGGCAATAGGAAGACCAGCTTTTATCAGATTATGTAATCCTGAAGAAGGTCTACCTTCCTTTAGTATTTCAAAAATGTTACCCATTAGTAACTCCTTTAATCGTTATGTAGCCCCCAATACCTTTCAGCAAGTTGACTACGGTTCGGATTATGATGTTAAGCTATATCCCAGCCCAACGGTTTCCTCACCACTACCTGGTGTATTTACCTGTTTGAAATCAAGACGCCGTGAAGCAACAGCAACATTTTGCTGGGTCTCAATATCTTTACCGGTCTCAATCAATACGCCACCTGGTTTGTAAGCCTTCCAGAACGCCTGGGTGTTGACCAACATCAAAATTGTATCGGTTGTAGTTGTACCATCATAAACACCACTGGTGTTAAGATCATTACGAATAAATTCTGAAACTACAACCGGGGCTCCATCAAATACACCAAGCTGTCCAGCTTTAGCAGTGAATCCCGGACCCCACTTGTCCATTGTGAGAACCTCGGTTAAGCCAAGCATTTGAATATAAGCTGAAATACTTGTAATCCATGCCATATTAGCGGGATTTACTCCATACTTACCCATAGCTTTACGGATAGCCCTCAAATTGGCCACACTCAATGTTGAAATATCAACCGCTGCTGTACCACTTGATCCACCAGAATTATAACGTAATCCAGCAAATGATTTACGGAGATCATTTGCCGCAGTAACATCTGAGTCCTGGTGAGTAGATGAAATATCTCCACTAATTATGGATTCTTCTTCACCATCAACCAATGCCTGTATTAATTCAGAACGAACCAAGGGCATAATTGAAATAGCACTATCTTCATCAATATCATAACTCCACAGCATTCGCAAACCATGAGCAATTGCTGTAAAGGTTATTTTACTTGATGGAGTAGTAGCAGCTGGAATCTTACTAGCAGAATCAGTTGTGGCTTCTCCAATTAAATATGCACGTTGACGCTCACCACGTACCGGATTATCAAAACTACCACTACGAGCAGGCATATTTAATGTTGGAAATAAAGCAGCGACACGAAGTGCCAGGCGTACATCATCAATTAAACTTGCACTAAAACCAGTTGGTACAAAATCAGCACCTTCACCTGAAGTTGCAGTATTTAACGCTTTAGCTAATTCAGGATCACGTTCCAATTCATAACGAAATAGTTTATAAGTATCAAGTTCAGTAACAGCCTGTTGATAAGACTTACGCCGGCTGGCATCCCGTTCAGAAGCAATCGCCATATGATTACCCAATAGATACAACATATCATTCATCAACATTGTCTGTGGATCTATATCATAAGCTTTACCATCATGTTCCCAACCGGTACGAGGATTCCAATTAGTATGGGTTTTATACAAAGCCCGTTCAAGTGGATTACTATAACCCCATCCACCACGGATACCCTTACCATTAAGAATAACATCAAAAACATCTTTACCATCATGTGCCTTTTGTTCCACCAGGGTTTCGATAGCTGTATTTTGGATAGTTTGCTTTTCTTCCACACCAGTTAGACGTTCACTCAAATCCTTTTCGGCTCTGGCCTGAACTTCCTTTAATTCACCAACAGAATCAGAAACAGATACCATTGCATCCTTCATAGCTATAACAGCTGGAGCAATGTCTTCAAATTGCTTTACCTGCACCTCTTCTAATTGGGCTTTTTCTTCTGGAGTCATTTTCCTTCTCCTTGTTTGTATACTAGGACTTCTTGAGCCTCCGATTTGTTCTACACTTAACTATGTTTTAAGCGTATATCTTTCATGATATTTGTAACATTCAACAACTTCAATGTCTCTTGCACTTCTGCTGCTGGTTTAAGAATATCTTCAACAAATGTATTTGTGATAGGAGCCAATTTTTCAGGACTCTCTTCGGTCGCTGTTAACAACGCATTTAATCCTTCAAGTACCTTAGTCATGGCTTCAACTGTTTTACTAATAAGTTCACGATTCTTTTTGGAAAGTACCTTACCAGCTTTAGCCTGACCAATGGTATCAAAATCATCAACATCTAAATGTACAAATTTTAAATCATCAAGCACAGTATTACTATCAGTATCTTTTTCTTCCATGATATTCTCTGAATAAAAATACTGCTGGGGTTCATAATATTGATCAAGAGCTGCATCCAGTGGATGTCCCATCTCTCTACATTCTTGAGCGAATTGGGCATATTCACGCTGTGCCAAAGCTGCTGGATTCGCAGGAATGGGTACACCACTAAACTCCAGCAACCCCCACTTAACATGTGTAATTCCCTGCTGCTTGGGAGCCACTGGTTCCTTGGACATTGTAATAGGATAAAATCCAATCGACCCAGCATTCAAAAATCCCTCAGCATATTTATTGTATAACTTAACAGCAAATTCATCATTCATATCAAATATAACATCTGCATCAAAAAAGTCTTCAGTAATCTCAACTGACTTCATATCTAATTTACCAATAGGAGTTTTATCTGTAGGTGCAAAGTTATGTGCCCATAATACAACAGGATTCCTTTTATAATCTGTAAGCACAGCACCCTTGGGTAAGACAACTTCAGAATATCTATCTAATGTAGGATCTGTAAGAGTAAATCTAATTGCTCCTTCCTTATCACCAATAGCTTTAACCTGGGGTGAATAGCTAAAAAATCCTTCTTGACCATTTACCATTATTCCTTTTGGTCGCTGTGTAATATAGCTTTTCATAACAAGCTCCCTTGATTTATCTAATAAGCTCAAAATTAATATCTTTCTTCTTTTTAACAGGAATAGTAATACACCTCTCATTAATATCAGATGGATAAGTTGGATCTCCACCATATCCAGCACCTAAAGGAAATGGTTCTCCTATTTTTACTACCTTACCATCTGCTTCGAAATGAGAATCACGTACGTTTTCATCACGTTGGCTAAGCCACATATGAAAATTAATTTTTTTACTCTGTTTCATCATTTCCAATCGACCCTTATTAGTAGCCCTAACCATTTCAGTACGTGATATTCTAGTTGAACGCATTACACTCTGTGCATCGAAATATTTTTTAATACTATCAGCCACCTCAGCAATACTCGCACCAGATGATAATCCAACTTTAACCAAACTATCTATCTTCTTAACAGTTGTCTCATTAACAATTGTCGCATATTGATGTGATGTTTGATTAACCCACTTACCAATTGCTGGATCAGTTATGGTAAATACCTCACCAAGTTCCTTGGCTAATTGCTTTGCTGATTCCTCGAGTGCAAGTGCAATAAACACCTTTCCTTCAGCTTCAAATTCTTTAATCCACTTTTTAACATCAAACATAATATCAGTTGAAGAATCAAACTTATACATCTTTGCTGCATTGATATTAGCAAGCACTTCTTTTTTCTGTCTAATGAAGAAAGATCTCAACTTTTTTGCAAATTTGGTACCATGCTTCTGTACTATCCGATTAACAGCGGCATAGTTACGAAGAAAGGTAGACAAAACTGTTTTAATATATTGATTATCCTCTATACCATTAATTGCTCTTTGCACTTCTTGATTAAGAGTTACAGAACTAGCTTCTACAAGTTTGTTAACAGCCCTTACCATTTCCTGTTGAACATTCTCAGTTTCAGCCGATTCTTCACTACCAGTAATAGGAATAAGATTCGCTGGTAAATAAAACTCATCAAGTGCTGGATTGTCAGAAGGCTCAAGACCAAATACCTCTGTTCTCATTTCCTGAGGCTTAACTGCACCATTCTGTATACCTTCCTTAAAAATTTTAACTTGTTTTTCTTTATCAGGCTGTAAAGCTTTTATATCTTTTGTATTAAATTTAAAAACTAATCCCGGTTGGTTTGTTATCCTGGGTAAAAGAAACTCTGTAAATATCTGATTTAACTTAATAAGTATTGGATTAAGTGTATCCCATAATTGACGCTCCTGCTGATCTGCATTAGCTAATACTGATGCGTCACTATAGTCCATAAAATATATAGGAGGAACTCCAAATACCTTTTGTATCGCCTTACTCGACCCCTTTCTAATATCAAGTAACTGCAACTCCTCATTGGTATATTGTAACTGCTGCCAATCCATTCCATAGTTCAATGCGAGTATCTTACCATAATTATCTACTCCTTGATACTCATCACGGATATGTTTAATCAGCTTTTTATATTCAGTATCCTCAATTTCATCTTCTTTGGGTGTCAATAACGCTGAAGGACGGGCACCTTTTTCCAAAGTTCGTTTAACAGATGTGCTTGCTTGTATATCCAAAACAATTTCACTCTGTGCTGCACGAATAGGAGATAA